TCGATGAGGCCAAATCGGGTTTGAATCGTCGAGTTGTTGCCGTAGCGGTTAAAGCCCTGCATCCCAACGCCGTCTCCGCGTGCGCCGTAGATACAGTAGTTGTCGCCCGTGATCTGCGCAAAGTTCTTGCCCCCGTAGCTGTTGCCGGATGAGTCGGCCACGGTAATGCTGCGAAGATCGAGGAACACGCGATCGCCCGTGAACGTGCCCCAGTTTGAAGGATCGGCCCCGTCATTCTCGAAGGTGGCCACGCCGGAGCCGGGGCGAATGGCGATAGCGATGGTGTCCTGAGCAAACTCGGTGGCCACGCTGCCGTAGGTGTTACCATCACCCTCAACATAGATAAGGGCACCCGTCGGCGCGTCGGCTGCGGCTTTATCGAGCGTTGCCCAAGCGTTGCCTGAACCGGCAGAGGTGCCCGCGTTGGCGTCGTTGCCGTCAACCGGATCAACGTAGCGGATGACCGACGCGGCCTCGATGTTGATGGCAATGGTTGTGTCAGCAACCGGGGTGGAGTTACCGGGCTCGTACACAAAAGCGGTAAGGTAATAAACCCCAGCTTCAAGTAGTGGACAGGCGTAGATCAGGCCGCGAACATCGGTCAGCAGGTTGCGGGTGCGATTGACGACTACATTGCCGTCGCGGAAGCGGTCGGTGACTTCAATCGGATCATTTGAGGGGGTGATGAGCCGCCACCTGATGTGTGCCCGCATCATCTCCAGTTGTTTGAACGCGGACCCGTGCACGTTGGCGCTGAGAAAGAACGGGGCGCGGCCCGAAACGGTCTCCCCGGTCGCGTCGGTGACGTTGTGGTCCATCACGATGTCGTAGTCGGCCGTCTCGGAACAGGCCAGGAGGCAGAGTTGGTCGCAGACGTAGGTGGCGGTTTCGGTCGGGTGGTTGTTCCTGACGCGGAAGGCCAGCCCGAAGTTGTCGGCCACGACCTGGGCTCGGGTCAATCCACCGAAGTCCTCGTCGGGCCGTCCGCCGGGGCCACCGAAGCTGCCGATCAGGCGGTGGGCGGCGGGAACCTCCGAATACTTGAACAGGGTCACGGAGCAGGCGACCTTGAGGTCGGTGCGGAGCGTGCCGCCGATGACCGGGCACCACTCGAAGATTTCGAGGTCGCCCAGGTCGGAGTCGCTGGCCACGAAGGGGCGGCCCATGAGAGCAACACCGAGGATCGTCGCGTCGGCGTGGATCTTGCCGAGCTTCTCGCCCGCCTTGAACTGCGAGGCGATGTGCCAGTAGGACTCCTGGCCGGGCGTGAGTGTGGCGTGGGCCTGATTGGTGTTGGCTGAGAGGGCCAGGTTCTGGCCCATCGAGGTCGTGATGATCTTGTCGGGGTTGGAGATGGCGACGTTGCCGTTGGTGGCGTCGCTCGACCCGGCCCCGGCCCATCGCATGATTGTGGTGCCGGCGCTCATGTTACATCTGGCTCCCTGAGTACAGGACGATCGCGTTGCACAGCCCCGCCGGCAGCGTGAGGTTCACCCGCGCGACAACCGGGTCGGGGTTGAGCGGCATCGGCCCGTGCCAAGCGACAACCGCAAGGGTGAGGGCGAGCACAAGCTCGATGATGAGGTTGCTGAGGTTCTTCATGGTCGGCCTTCCTTGGCCCCACTTCCATCCGTGGTGCTTACGTGTCGGTGATGTCCTTGGAACCCAGTCGCCGCAGTAGCTTGTTCAGCGTGGCCTCAAGGTCCTCGATCTTGCCGGTCAGCCGCTTCTCGACCGCCTCGGTCGCCTCGTCGATCCGCTTGTCGTTCTTCCGATCGTGCTGCGCCACCGCCCAGGTGAACCCCGCGGTCGCCAGGATCGAGACGACGAACACGGGCAGAGAGATCGTGATGTTCTCCTGCGGGATCATGCTGCCGCTTGCTTGCGCTGCCTGCGCCTTGGCGACGGCGGAAAGCGTGTATGCCGCGGCTATCCACATGCAGGTGTGACTGCCGATCGCGCCGAAACAGAGCAGGCGTGTCGCCTTGGCAAACGGCATGGCCGCGATCCGTTGTCTTGCGTTCGTGGCAAGCGTGATGGTCAGCATGGGGTGGTGGTCCTCCGTTGCAGCTCTGGCGCGGGCTCTTCGGCCGCGTCGTAGGTGGCCGCGAAGATCTCGGGCTTGCAGGGGTAAAGCTCGCCCTTGACGCCGCGGATGATCCAGTCGCCGACGTTTGCTCTCATCTCGCCCTCAAGTGTGGAGACGAAGATCGCGCCGTCAGCAAAGCGGAACGGGATCGGGTTGTGTCCGATGGTGCGGGCGATTCCGGCCCAGTCGTACAACTCCTGGCAGGTCATGCTCGGGAGGTACTGAATGGCGTCGATCACGACTGGTTTCTTGCGGTACTTTGCCATGCGATCACTTCAATCCGTCTTTGAACTTCACGGCCGCGATGGTCCGCTTGTCCGCTTCGTCCGCGTGAGCCTTGATTGACTTCCGAACCGCCTCGCCGACATCGGCGGGCACATCCGACACTCCGGCCACGACCGCCCGCAGCGCTTCGTTCGCCCGCGTCGCCAAGTGTGAACCAAAGAGCGTGTCGATGAGATCGAGCAGGGTGGTTCCGGCAAGCACCGCGATGGCGATGTCCGGGAACCACGCGCAGGCGCCGAATGACAGGGCGTAGATCGTGAGCTTGACGGGAAGCACCGGGAGCCGCCATTGACGCCAGACCGCGATCCCGGCCCCGATCACACAGGCAATCGACAACACCCCGCAGATAAGCCGGATCACGCTGGGGTTCTTGAGCGACGACAGCGTTGCCGTCGTCGAACTCCCGCCACCCTCGCTGTTGCCGATGTCGGTCAGGCTCGCCCGCGGCGGGCTGCCGGTGTGCTGCTGGTCGATCTTCTCGCCCTGCGAATCGACGCCGGCGCCACGGCCCGCAGCACCCGCGAACTCGCTGGTGTACTCGTCGCCGGGCCCGAGCGCCTTGAGGATCCCACGGACCTCGTCAGGGGTTGGCTGGCCTTGCGGTGCCGCCGTGGATGATGTCGGGCGCTGGTCGTTCACCTCCCACTGGAACGCGAGCGCCTGCCGGCTTGTGGTCAGGATCGGGAACAGGACCAGCAGGTACAGCGGGACAAGTCGGGGCGGGCGCATGGGGCTTCTCCGGCGCGACGGGCGCGGGCTGGACGACGAACACACGGGTTTGGGGTGCGGCCTTGCGAATCGTCACCTTGCCGCGGTACACCGAGCTATCGCCGGGGGTGATCTTCTGGCGGGATTGCTGGGCGCAGCCCTGAGCCCGCAGCGCGAACGCCACGAGCGCGACCACGATCAGCCACGCGAACACATGCCGCGGAGAGAATGGGGACGGGAACGTCACACCAAACTCGTCGCCGTGATGGCGGGTCGTGACCATCGGCGGGGATTCCCGCCGTCAAGGTTTCGCGCGATCAGTATACGCCTGCGCGTTTTCCCCGTCGCGCTATTGGGCGTGCCCGTCCAGGAACCCGCACTGGTCCGGATCGTGGCGGTAGCAGTTGACGACCACCACGCGGGACGGGTTCTGCACTGGGGTACGCCCGAACCACGTGGTCGCGGAGAACCCCATGCCGCCGAACCCGATGGGCGTGATGTACCCACCCTCGTCGGGACGCCGTGCGCTCGGGCACCGAAGGATCTGCACATCCTCCGGGAGTTCGTCCATCTGCGCGAGCCGCCGGTTCTCGTCCACAAACGCCGACTGAACGGTCGCGATCGACCGGAGGTTCGCGAGGCACTTGCCGCCGCGGAACGTCGCCCGCGCGCCCGCGAGCGCCGGTATCGCGATCGACACCAGCAGCGCGATCGTCGCGACCGTGATCAGAACCTCCACCAGGGTGAACGCTCGACGCTTCATCATCCGACGCCTCCTCTACTTCCCGACCTGGGGTGTGTCGGCCAGTTCGGGTATCCGGTTATCCGTCTGGTCCGGCCAGAAGAACCACCACCCCGCCAAGAGGACGGCCGCAATGGCCGCGCCGAGCAGCACGTGAAGCATGATCCGGGGTTTGGACCGATCGGACACTCTGGACACAATGGCAGAAGCAGCGTCGAAGTCAACGCCGCCTGAAAGCCAAACGGTGTGAAATCCCGGGCGTTATGGGGGTTGGGGAAATGCCACGGTGGCTGCGAAACCTTGACGGCCGCCAGCACCGCCGTCCGTGGCGGATGTGGGAACGGGGAAAGTGTATCACTTGCTTTTATCGGATGCTGCGGTCGGCATAGACGCGGTTGATGTGGCCGCCGCCTCCCACGCCCCGTCGTTTTCGAGGGGGCAGAACTCGGACGCCACCACCGTCTTGCCCCCCGGCAGCGCCCGGCCGTTGACCGTCAGGGCGCACAGGCACCCGCAGAGATCCGGGTTCTTCCGCCCCTTGAACTTCTCGCCGCAGTAGTAGACGACGGCCTTGATCCGCGGCTTGGGGACAGCGTGCGCCCACACGCACCCCGCGCACTTGCTGGCGCGGGCAAGCTGCTCCGACCATGTCGCGACGTCGCCCCGCAGGATTGCCGCCTGGAACCTTGCGGCCCCGTCCACCGCGAGCCACAGGTGCCGCGGCCGGAGCTTGCCCGTCAGCGCGAGCTTCACGAGGTCGGGTCCGGCGAGCTTCACCAAGTCCCACAGGTTCATCAGAGCCTCCCGTCGCCGCACCCGTTGCACGGCATCTGCGTCGCGACCACGATCTGCGAGGACTTGGGGGGCAACGTGATGATCCGACCGGTGCACGGGTCGGGGTTGCAGATTGTTCCGTTGCCGTGGTAGGTGCCGCCCCCGAGCTCGCAGCTGGAGCCCGTCTGGATGGTGCAGGCGATGCCGTGCGAGGTTGGGGTGCAGCACGCGCCCGAGAGGCACGCTTGTCCGCCCGCGCCGCCGCAGTCGCTGTTTTCTCCCTGCCACGCGCCGCCCTGGGCGGAGCATTCGGACTGGCGGATCTGCGCACACCCGCCGCCGGGGAGGCAGCACGCCCCCGTCGGCTGCACCTGGCACGTGACCTGCCCGCAGTTGAGGCCCGGGAAGTGCCAGCCCTGTTGGGCCTGGCATCCGGACGCCGTGGCCGGGACGCAGATGCCGGAGGGCAGGCAGCAGGCGGACGCGGGGCCGACGGGGCACACAATGCTCGAGCAACTCGTCCCCTCGCCGTGGAAGATCGATCCCCTGATCAGTCCGCAGTTGCGCCGCGTGGTCTCGGTGCATCGCCCCGAGTCGTCACAGCACGCACCGGTGCGGACGCTGAGGCAGGTCGAGCAGTTGGGCAGGACGATCCCGCCGGCGGCGCTGCACGCCGCCTGGTCCGTCTGCACGCACGTCGCGTCCGGCAGGCAGCAGGACACGCAATCGGCCTGGCAGCCGACGTAGTTCCCCGCGTACTCCGTCCGGATCGTCCGGAACCCGAAGTGGGGGCTGTTCGGGGGGTTGCTCGGAACGAACTGCTCCTGCGACTCAAAGAGCGAGCAGGTTTGCCGGTACGACCCGATGGTCGTGATCGTCGTGAAGTTGGTCAGAAGAGACCCGGGCGCGGGCACGCACTGGTTAAACCACGGGACGACGTCGTCGGTCGTGAGCGCCAGCCCGTTGCACGAGTTCTGCGAAGGCGTGGTCCAGATCAGCCGTCGCACGGGGAAGCCAGGCCCGTTGCCCGTGCCGGTAAAGACCTCGCGGTACACGAGGCACCCGGTGGGATTGAGCCGAACCTCCGTCTCGCGCGCGTACGTCCGCGGGTACGTGCCGGCGTATTTGCAGCAGCACGGAACCTGCTGAGAGTAGAGGTAGACCGGGTTCCCGAACGCCGTGTTGACGAGGTAGTGGTAGACGTGCGTGTCGATCGACTGGCAGCCGGGGTTCAGCTCGCAGCGGCACGGCCCGGGCGGGTTGGAACCGCAGCAGCACCTCCCGACCTTCGACCAGTAGGGGCGGCCGGTGGCGAGGTTGCAGACCGGTTTGGGCATTCAGGATCACCCGCCGTTGAACTGCCACGTTGGCCCGCCCGCCGCGTCGGATCGGTTGCCGTAGAGGGTCGGGGTGTTTGTGAACACCGTCGCCTTGTGGCGGATGACCGTAACGTCGGGCCCGAACTGAGAATCGGTGATGGTCACCAGGCCGTCGAGGACGATCGTCCCCGTCGCCTCCTTCGCGTCCAGGTTGGTGATCGTGCCGCGCAGGACCGTGAGCTTTGCGTCGCCCTTGACGGTGACGGCCGGGCACGCCACCGCCTCCCGCTCGACCGCCATCACGCATTCGCCGCCCGTGATCGACGCCGTCAGCGTCGGGCGCTCGAGCCGGCAGAACCCGCCGTTCTGCGTGAACACAGGATCCGTGCCGTCCGCTTTGTACTGGACCAGGACTTCCGCTCCCTTGTACACGGCCAGGGTGTTCCCGCTCAGGCTCTGGTCGCCCGTGATGCGTAAGAACGAACCGACATCGATCCGGCCGTCAATCACGCCGCCCACCAGGTACAACTGGCCGCGGGGCGAGAAGCACCGGAGGCTTGCGATGTTCGCAGACCCGGCCTTCAGGAACACAAACCCCTCGTCCGCTTCGTAGATGAACGCGCCGGTGCACGAGATTTCGAGCGGCGTTCCGTTCGCCCCGATGCGAGGGCTGCAGCCGGGCTTGATCCAGAACTCGGCGGTGTCAACCGCGCTTTGACTTAGGCCCGTTTGGACTTCGTCCGATCCCTCGGCCCATCGGATTGTGTCGGTCGAGACCGGCACGGTCGTGGCGCCCGCCGTCGAGGTCTTCCAGCTGGTGTCGAGCGAGAAGTCCGTGCTGTTCTTGACCCAAAAGACTGTCTTTGCCATGGTTGTTTACTCCGAACTTCAGGCGGGACGCAGGGAGACTTCCGCGATCGCCTCGGCCGCGGAGCCGGTTGTGACTCGAACGCCGTACCACAGAAAGCCCGAGACGCGGAACGCGGCCGTGATGCCCGACGCGGTGAGGGTAATCCCGTCGGGATGGTTTTCCATTCGGTTGCCCGCGGGATCGTTCGAAACAACCACCGCGAGCACCGCCGTTGACCAGGACCCGACGACGAGCGACGCCTGCAGGGACGCGCGCGAGGCGCCCGCAACGGGCGTGCGCAGGATCCGTCCGGGTTCGTCGAGCCTGAAGTCGCGGTCGATGGTTCCGTTCATGTGTTGACCCTATAACACGTTCTGGGCCTGGGCGAGCCACGGCTCATCACCGATCAGCCAGCGCGCAAATCCAAACTCCAATGTCGTCGGGAACCCCGCGGCGTTGAGGGGTCCTTCCTTCCACGCGATCCGCCAGCCCGCCGCGTAGTACTCCCGCAAAAATGGCATGATGGTCGGACCAGCATTGCGCGGGAACTGCGTGAGCCCCATCTGTGCCGCGGTGATCGTGACCTGCTTGAGCTGCTGGCCCATCTGCCAGTTGGCGTTGAGGACCGCGTTGATCGCGGTCTGCGCGGTCGCGGCCCATGCGGGCACGGATGCAGCAGCGAGCGGGGCGTTGAATGGGGTTGGTACAGCCATCTATTTTGCCCTCAACCAAACGGCGGGGATGGTGTTGGCCGTTCCTGAGTCCGTAAAGACATTTCCCCACGGGTTGGGAAGCTGGCCCGAAACCCCGGTCTGTGAATAGGCGATCGAGTTGAAAATCGCCGAGTAGTGATCGGACACGCCCATTGGACCACCGTATGTCCCGGCTCCATATCGAGACACACTTCCCGTCACAATCTGGGGCACGACCGCAACCCAGACCAATCCAGACAATCGCACATTGGTCGTTGCATCAGCCATACCAAACGCGGCCGTGCTGATCTGCCCGGCGTCAACAATGAGCGCTCCCGGCTTCCCTTTGTTGTCGGCGTAGATTCCAAGCCGTATGACAGAACTTGCGGTTCCGAGTGCGTTGACGCTAATGCGGTCCCACGTCCACGCATCTCCAGCTAGAAATGGGATTGCGTTCAGGGTGTCGAGGGTGGTTGTACCGGATGTTCCCGTAGGCGTTCCGAGACCAGCAGAGTAATACTTTCCGCTGATCCGTCCCAGCGGCCAGTTGGTTGGTGGAACACCCAAAAGTATTGGAAGCGCTTGCATCAATAATCCGCCTGGTCAACTTCCACACACCACACCTCGGCCTTGGACACGCTGAACGCCAGCTTCTCACCGCTGGCGAGGAACTTGAATCCAGCGGGCGGCGTCCATGTGTACGTCGCCGCCGCAACCGTCGTGCTGGGCGTCACCGCCGCCGTCAGAATCTCATCGATGAGGTAGTAGGTGCTGCCGATCTTGTGCCAGATTTGGAGCAGACCGATCGCGTTCGCCACGGTCGCCGTGAACTTCACGCGGTCGATGCGGGCTCCGTTGGTGCCCGCTGCGGTGCCATCCACCACGCTCGAAGCCGTGGGCGGGTTGACTCGCGATGTGTTCGCGGTGTTGGTCGTGACCACCGAGTATGTCTTTGCCGTCAGCGGGAAGATGGGCTTGGTGTTGGCTGCCATCAGGTGAACCTCTCGTATGCGTACACGCGCGAAGCCGCGGCCGTGTCTTCCTCGTCGGCCGAATCATCGGCAGTCGTTCCCCGTGGAACATCCGCCGTCCCGCCAGAGAGCAGGTTCAGCAGCCCTTGGATCTGGTTGCCCGTGAACACGAACGGCTGCGTCTGGATCGCCTGCCCCGTCTGCGGGCAGAGTTCGAAGTTAAGACGCTCCTGGCACGAGTACAGCTGGATCGACGGCAGGCCGTCCGAGTCCGGCGCATCGACCGCGATCTCGCACACGCTCCCGAGCTTGCTCTCCGCGAACGTCGGGGCCGCGATGACCTCCGGGACGTCGTTGTACTGCCGGTTGAGGGGCCGGCGGAATGCGGGCGTCGTGTACTTCCCGTCGAAGCTGCGGGCCTTGTAGGTGAAGGCGCCGGCCTGTCCCGTCGGGGGGGTGGGCGGTCCGCTCGGGCCATTGCGCTCGATGATCACACCCCACACCAGCTTGACCGGGCGCTGTAGCCGCGGCCGCGCGAGGATCCCGTCCGCGCCGGTGCCGGACTCCCGCTGCACCTGGGCCGCGCACCGGATGACCTCGTGCTTCAGCGCGTTCAGGTCCCGGGCGCTCAAAGCGCCGCCGGCCTTGTTCTTCTTGAAGTCCTGGTGTCCGCCGATCACGGTTCGTCAGCTCCAGAGCAGGGGGTAAAAGTCCGCGGGCCGGTACAGGTTCAGGGGCTTGCCCGTGTCGTCGTAGATCGGGACGGGCTTCCAAATCTTGAACGTCGACGGGCCCTCGGGCGGGTCCTGCGTGGCACCCGATCGCCAGAAGCGGTTCCAGCCCACGGGCCGGTACGCGAACTTCATCACCAGGTCGTGCGCCTTGGTGCCGTCCGGCATCACGATGGGCTCAAGGCGCGGGGGCGTGTAGAGCAGCGTCTCGGGTTCAAACGTGCGGTTGTACCTCTCGGAGGCGACGGGGTCCTTGTTCACGCAGCCGATGAGGTCGAACACCGAGGGGTGGGTGCGGATCACGCGGTGCCTCGTGCGCGTCCACTCTTCCATTTTCACCAGCAGGCCCGGTGCCTCCTGGTCGTCGACCGGGACCGTCTTCGCCGCGTCCCACCACAGCTTCTGGTTCGGCATCGTGATGAACTCGGCCGACGGCTGCAGCGTCTCCGTCACCCACTCGTACAGGCCGGTCGTGCCCTGCCCGCTGGTGTTGGGCACCGGAAGTTTCTTCCAAGTCGGCACCCGAAACGTCGCGGTCACCACCGCCTTGACGTATGTCACGAACCGCGTGTCGACCGTGCCGGCCGACGCCTTGATGTCCTGCAGGGGCTCGACCTCGACGCCGTGCACCACGGGGGGCGTGCCGAGGGGAACGGGCGAGCCGGGGATGACCTGCCCGGCCGAGCCGTACGGGTACTCGAACGGGTCGGTGCGGATCGTCGTGCCGTTCTGGAGGAACGCCGCGCCCGCCAGCTGCTTTGCGAGGTCGATACGGTCGGTCCACGCGCACTCGAACCGCATCACGGCCTTGAAGCCGTCCTCGTCGAACGACTCGTTGGGCGAGTTCGCGAGCTCGTGAAATGTGACGGTGGGGTTTGGCATCCTGCCTGTCAGTCCTTGATCACGGTTCCCTGGCCCATGCGCTTCATCACTTCGGTCTGCTTGTTCACCGCCTGCGTGGTGGACGCCGCCGCACGCGAGACGTTCGAAAGGTCGAACTTCCCGGCGAGGTCCTCGAGCGACACCCGCTCAGAGTGCTCTTTGTCTTTCTTCTTGATCGCGCCGAGCTTTGCGAGCCTGGCCTTGAGAGCAGCGACCTCTTGTTTCTCCGCTTCGTTAAGGCCGGCCTGCTCCAGCTTCGCAATCTCTTCCTCTTGGTCTTTGCGGTCCGCGGCCTCCCTCTCGTCGGCCGTCATCCTGGATCGTTCCTCGGCCTTGATCTGGTCGTTAATCGATTTGATTCGGTTCCTGCGTTTCTCTTCGTCGGCTTCGACCTGCCGCGAAACCTCGCGATCAACGATGCGGTTCTTCTCCGCGTCCCGCTTCTTGTCCGCCTCCAGAATCAGTGCGTCCGCGACCTTCTTCCGGCTCTCCTCGTCCAGAACCTTCTTCCTGTACTTCTCGAACTTGTCATCAACCGCATCGAGTTCTGCCTGAATCCCCGATGGCCTGTCGGCAAACAGAGTCTGCAGATCGTCATGCAGTTTCTGACTGCGTTCGCGTGCCCGGTCTAGCGATGTGACCAGCCCGTAGATTGCTCCCGCAGCTCCGGTTATGAGTCCGATGATCGCCGACCAACCGAGGAACGCCTGCAGCACATGGCCGGCGCCCCTCCTGATAGCCCCAAGCTGCTCGACAACCGCGGCGAACCCGCTCCGGGACTGGAGCTTCCCGGCCGCCTGCTGCTCCATCTTCAGCAGGTCGTCTTTTACGCTCGTCGTGACAGCCTTCAGCTGCGACGCGTCGCCCGTAAACTCGACGCGGCCCTCGCCGGCTTTGAAATCACCGGCCATGTTGGCGCTCCGTTAGCCGTTGCAACAGGGCGTGACGCTGGTACGGTGATGGCATGGATACCGAGCAGAACGTTGCCGTGCTCGTCGCCCGCGAAATCCAGCGGTCCCGCGATCGGCGCTTCCGCGAGACGCTCCCTTGGGTGTTGCTCTTGGCGGGGCTGTTCGTCGCGCTCGGCGTTGCTGCATGGATGGGCGTCCGCGAGCAGCGAGCCAAGGACACAGAGCGAAGGCTGCGGGAAGAACTGCGGGAGTTGTTTCCGTCGCGTTGAGTCATCGCATCACGGCCAGAACGCCGTCGTGTCCGGCTTCTTCATGAACCCCTTGACGCCGCCGCTGAACCCGTTGAAGCCCCAGTTGATCGTGGCTTCCACCAGCCCACCCTCTTCGATCGGGATTGGCTGCGCCACGCTCTCGATCGCGACCCACTTGATCTCGAAGTAGAGGCTCGACGTCACGTACAGCTTCAGGATCTTCGAGTTCTCGCCCTCGGACGGCAGCGACGCGGGCAGGCCCTGCAGCTCCGTCCAGGAGCCCGACCCGTCGACCGGGCCGGCCACCCGCTTGGTGTAGTTCGTGTCGCTCCCCGAGTCGTAGGTCGCCGCGCTGTGGTACGGCTGCGTCGCACACCGGAGCGTCAGCGACCAGCCCGTCGCGTCCGTCCGGTCCGTCCCGTCGTAGTTCACCTTTAGGCCCTTGACGCTCTTGGGCACCGGGACCGCCGAGTCCGTCACCGTCGTGGTGCCGCGCGTGAGCAGCCCGTTCGAAGAGCACTGGATGGTTGCCGTCACCAGCCCGCCGCCCTTGATATCCGCCTCGACCGTCATCTCATCGACGATCGCGTCGCCCGAGTGGCTCCCGCCGTTGGTCCCGGTGTACGCCGTGAGCGTGAAGGCCGTTCCGGGCACCACGTTCCCGACGTAGCCGTAGATCTGGAACGTCGCCTTCCAGTCGCTGTTTCCCTTCTCGCGGCCCTTGCTGCCGTCCGTGGCGCTGGAGCCGTAGACGGCGCTCTCCTGGCTGTACTCGATCTCGATGTTGCGGACTTCCGCCTGCACGGACCCCGTGGTGAGCGCGCCCTTCTTTGCGGAGATGACACCCATGGTTCAGGCCCCTTACACGGTTCCGAGGACGGCCAGGTCGTACTTCGCGACGACCGACCCGCTGGTGTTGACGATGACGATGGTGTGCGTTGACGCCGTGCCCACGACCCAGCCCGCGGCGCTGGGGTTGACCACCACGTAGGCCCCGCCCGGGGTGATGGTGATCGGCGTGGCGGTCGCGGGCACCGACCCGTTGGCCCCGCCGAGCGTGATGTCCACCGTTCCGGTGTTGACGATCGCCAGCGCCTTGACCTTGGTGAAGGTCAGCGTCGCGCCGAACGCGTCGGAGATGCTGGCGTTGTCCAGGCGGGTGGTCGCGGTTCCCGACGCCGCGAGCGCCGTCTCCTGCTTGGTCCACAGCTGGTTGCCCTGGCTGGCGCCCGTGCCGCTGGCAAACACCGAGTCGAGCGAGAGCGTGGGCGAATAGCTCGGGGCGTTCGGCAGGATCCCGGTCGTGCCGTTGGTGCCCGTCGCGTTGAACCGGAGGCTGATGAGGGCGCTGGCGAGGTTCATTGTGCAAGGTCCTCGTGTGCGAACACCATGACGACGTCGATCTGCAGGACGGAGTTCCAGCCGCGGGGCCCCCGCTCGGGCTGCTCGCCCGTCGAGAACCCGTCGGCGAACGAGCCGGTGTTCACCTGCGCGACGAACGGGCAGCGGTCCTTGAGCTGGTCGTTGAGCCGCTCGAGCGCCGACCACGCGGCCCACTTCACGGGGTTCAGCTTCGCGTGCGTGCGTGCGTCCCCGCTCGTGATCACCAGGTTGAACGACTGCGTGAGGCCGGGGCCGGAGCTGCGCCGGTTGCTCGGCGACGCGTTCGTCGGCAGGATCATGACTTCCGGCATGTCCGACGTCTGCAGGCTGTCCCGCACGGGGTCGGTCGATCCGCTCGGGTTCGCGAAGTTCACACGGTTGTTCGCCTTGACGAGCGCCGCGAAGCCCGTGTGGGCCTCGAGCACCTGCCAGATGGCCCGCTCGACCTGCGTGAATGGGTCGGGGCTGAGGCTCACGGCTTTGCCCCCCGCGCGGGAGCGCCCGCGGCCGCGGCGGCCTCGTTGACCGCACGCCGGACCAGGCCGTTGAACTGGTCGACCGTCTGCTCGTCTGGCTTGGCGAGGATGATGCGCCGCGGCAGCCGGCCACCGCCTTCCTGGTGGTACGACGCGATCTGACGAAAGCTCTTAGCCTTGGCTCCGCCCATCTTCATTCCGACGATGCGACGGCCCTTGCGTGCGAACACCAGTTCCTCGCCGTTCTTGTTGCGGTGCACGATTTCCCGCAGGACCACGGGCCGCCCCTTCTTGGCGTCCCCGAATCCGTACACGATCCCGGCGCGGGTTCGCTTGGTGTAGTTGTTGACATCTCCGATCGTGAGCGCCATGAAGAGCAGCCCGGTGTCTCGCAGGATCGCCGGGGCACCCTTGCCTTTCCCGCGACGCCGACGCTTGATCGTGGACGGGGCGAGGTACGGCCACCCGCCGCCGCCGCGGCTATAGGCCACGAAACGCCGCCTGGTGAACGCGCTGTAGACGGCCGCGATGCGCCGGAACAGCCGGTCCATGACGGGGCTCTGAGGGTCCAGGCTCTGCTGGAACCGCTTCAGCGGCCTCACGTCGACCGAGATGCGTACGCCGCCTGCCACGCCTCAATCTCCCGATGAAACGAAACCCGGGACCGACACGGGCGTTCCGGCAGGGCCGGACGCGGTCGCCCGCTGGAGTTCGAGCGACCGCTGCCCGGCCAAAACCGCGTTGATGCCTCGCATCGCGTCCCGCTCCTGCACCGTGATCCGGTTGCGGTCCTGCTCCTCGCCCGACGGGGAGTCCAGCATGCCGCGGCTCTTGTAGAGCCAGGAGCCGGCGATCTGTGCGATCCAGGTCTTGAGCGACGCGGGGAACGACGACCCGCTGGCAACGAACGGGACCGCGTAGAGCCCGCCCCTGAGGCGGTCCTGGACGGTCTCCTCCGCGTAGGCGATGGCGGACGCGATGCGGCTGGTGTCCGCCCCGGTCGTGTCAGGATCGAGCTGCGACCACCTCGCGACGTTCGAGACGCCGAAGACGCTCTCGATATCCGCCTGGGTGATGTACGCGCCCATTGGTTCTCACGGTTGGCCCGATGGTGGTTACGGGGTCACATCGCCGATGGCGATCGCGCCCGGGACCTTGAGGGTCGGCAGGAACGTGTCGCCCGCGTTGTGCTTGATCGAGACCGGGTCGTCCTCGACCTTCGCATAGCTGAACATTCCCTTGACCTCGGTCACGCCCGCGAGCGCCGAGGCGCCGTCGGACGAGATCCCGCCGAGCGCCGTCGGGACCGGGTAGGTCCCTTCCAGGAACTCGAACCAGTCGGGGGTCGGGTCGGGCGTAATCACAATCATGTCCGCGCCCCACCAGCTCTGGTTGGTGCCGGCCGAGTCCTCGAAGAACGCGCCGCTCATGTCGTGCCAGGTCATCCCGAAGAGGCCGGCCGCGATCTGGTTGTTGCGGAAGGCCGAGGCGACCGACGTATCGGTCTTCATCAGTTCCTTGACCGTGTTGTTCGCGGCCAGGTAGCCGCGGATGTTCGCCCCGCAGAACACGTGCATCGGGACGTACCCGTTGAGCTGGGCGAACGCGTTCTTGATGCTGGTGATCTGCCCGGAAATGTCGGTCGTCGCCGTGGCCCAGGAGGCGCTGATGATCGACCCGGTTCCGAGCATGTTCAGCTGCGTCTTGTTGCCGGACGGCACCGAGAAGTCGACCGTTGTCACCGCGCCCGACGAGGTCGGCAGCAGGTTGCCGTCGCCGTCGAAGTAGATCGCGCCCAGGGTGAGCATCGAGCAGAGGGCGGCGACGCGCAGGTTCTGGAAGTAGCGGCGGAACTCGGCGGTCTCATACGCGACGTATTGCTGGCCCATGCGCTGGGCGTTGGTGTTCTCCATGTCCCGCAGCTGCATCAGCACCGAGGCGTCGTGCCGGATGTGCTCGTGCGTGTGGAGCATGATGGCCGACCGGTCCGCCAGCCCCTTGAGGCCGCGGCGCACGCTCGGCGAGCCGTACTGAACGAGCCGGGCCGTCTGCCGGTTTCCCTTGACCTCAACCCAGGTCGCGGTCTTCCCGACGATCGGGCGGCCCGACGGGGTCATGAACGCGGGCGGGAAGAGGTTCGGGACACCACCCTGCGGGTTCTGGATGATCCCGACGAGGTTCTCGAAGCCGAGGATTTGTTCAAGGGTCTTTGACATGGGGCCTTACTCCATCGTCCGTGACGGGCAGGGTGGGGGTGCTTGGTGGTGGATCAGATCGGGACCATCATGACGGTGACGCACACGCCGGCGCTGGACTGGATGGCGTTCGCGAAGTCGACCGAGAGGCGGTCGCCGGCCGCGAGCGAGAGGTCCGCCGCGGTCGTGGTGAGGGATCCGGTTTGAACCGTGTTCGCCGTGCCGTTCAGGTCAAAGCCGGTGGACTGCAGAAGGTCGGTGCCCGCGCCCGGGGCGCTCGTGCCCGTGTCCTTGACGACCTGCAGGGCCGAAGCGCCGCCCGCGGCGACCGAGTGAACCTCGCTGATCGCGAGGATCCGCATCGCGCGGGGCGCGACGAAGAACACCTGGTCGGTCGCGGCGGGGGTGCCGGTGAAGTTGTACGTCGCGAACGACGGGGCCAGCGGCTCGGTGAAGTTCCCGCTCACGAGACCCTGCGTTTGTGAAAGTCCGGGCATGATTCAATCTCCGGGGGAGCGTTCGGGTGCGGGTGATTCAGAACAGGTGGTCGTAACGGAAGTTCGGGAGGCGGGTCATGATCCACGCCTGCAGCGACGTGTCGGACGGCCAGTGGATGATCTGGCTGGAGTCGATGACCCCCGTGATCGGGAGCTGCGCCAGCTGGACGTCGATGCTCGTGCCGCTGTCGTCCGTGACCTTCAGGCCGCCGACCGGCTGGTCGAGGACCGTCAGGGGCGTCTCGCTGCCGTCCGTCGGCTGGATGAACGACCCGGCGATGAACGCCTTGGTCAGGGCCGTGCACGTGATGCTCGTTCCGGAGGCCGCGGAGTAGGTCACGGTCTCGGTTTCGACCACGCCGTTGGCGGTCGCGGGGCCCGTGAGCTTGAACGTGCCGGACGCCCCAACCCGCCGCACGAGCTCCGTCACAACGCCCGCCGCGGCCTCGATCGCGGTCGACCCGATGGCCTCCGCGTTGGTCGTGACGCCCAGGATCGACGGGGCGTACTTCCCGCCGGACGTGATCTTGCCCAGGAGCATCCCGGCGCGAAGAACGTCGACGTCGCCCGTGTTGCCCGGGTCGCGGGCCTTGGAGCCGTCGAGAATCTTGCCGCCCGGCAGGTATGTCACCTGGTTGCCGACAAACACGTTGCGGGGCGTGACCGTCCGCTGGCTCTTGAGGCCGGGGAGTCCGTTGGATGTGGCGGATACTGGCATTGGTTCATTACCCCTTGCTGATGAGGTCGCGCGCCTTGACGATGGTGCCCGGCGCCATTCCGTTCTTCTCGAGTGCGTAGATCAGTTCTGCGGCGGTCGTTGCCGGCCCGAGCGACTTGAGCGTCGCCTTCGCGGTGTCGATCTTGCTCTTGCCCGTGCCGCTCTTGGCGAGGCGGTCGAGCAGGTCGGTCGGGGAAAGAAGGGCGCCGCCGGTGTTGCCGGCACTGCCGCCGGCGGCGCCCGTGTCCGTTTCGATGGTGGAGTTGTGGCGCTGAACGCGGCTCACTTCTTCGCGGCTCCGTACGCCATCGCCGACATTTCCTCGGTGATCTTCGGGTCGTACTTCTTGGTGTCGTCCGGGGTCTCGCGCGAGAACCGCACGCCGCGGGTCTTCTCGCCGAGCTCGACCGGGTTGTTCTTTTCCAGGGCCGCGACCACCGCGTCGAACACCGCGTTCTGCTGGCCGCTCGGGCCCATGTCGAACTCGATGGCCTTGCCCTTGTCTCCGATGAACGCGGCCTTCAGGTCGTCGCCCACGGCCTTCGAGATCTTGCCGCCCGCGAGCAGCCGGTCGATCTTCGCCTGGCGGTTCTCCGTCGCGAGCGACAGGACCATGGGCGGGACCGGCTGCGCGTCCTTCGGCTTAGCCTCGGCCTTGAGTTTGTCGAAGTGGCCGACGATCAGGTCCGTGGCGTTGGCCTCTGTGAGCGCGGTTGCCGCGATACCCATCGCGAGTGCGATCTTGGTGAAGTCCATTGCGCGTTTCTCCTGCGCCGGCCGGTAGACCGGGGCTTTGATGGGCTCGCCTCCGTCCTGCGACGCGGCGATTTGCACGAAGCCGGACATGCCGGGAACCACCGGGACGGGCGTGAGCGCCACGTGCGTAATGGCCCACGGGTAGGCGTTGCCCTTGCCGTCGACGAAGTCCTTAGTGGCGCCGATCGAGACGTCGTTCCGCGAAGCCATCGCGATCGCGTCCTGGCCCACGGCCTCGATGGTCGCGACCAGCGAGTCGCCCTCGCGGAAGATGTCCTCAACCCAGCCCTGGTTCGCCTCGGCCTTGGTGGTGTGGCCCGCGGGGAGCGGGACCTTCACGCCCGCGGCCTTCATCTTGCCGAAGGACGCGACGAACGTGTCGAGCAGGGCGCCGTCGATGTTGAAAGCGTCCCCGTCCTTGACGAAGGTTCCGGCCTTGACGATCTCTTTGGTGAACCGGCGAGTGGGCTGTCCGGCCGCGTTGGTGGTCGCAGAACTCGCGGGCGATGCCGCAGGAGCGCTGTCGTTTGCGATGACCCTGAGCGAACCCAACGGCGAGATCCTTCCCGCCGGCAACGCAAGAACCATAAATGCGACTGATCACGATGTCAAGCGGCATCACCTAATGCGATACCTGGGCGACCGAGTCGGGCAGCGCGTCGCGGAAGACCTCGCCGGGATTGAAGCCCCAACCTCGATCGGCGCCGCCGCCCTTGAGCGGGGCCTTCCGGCGCGCGAGCTTCGGGTCGTCTGCCAAGACTTCAATCACCGAGCACCTGCAGTTCCACCCACAGGGCGGGAAGATCGTCCGCCAGATCGGGTCGTCCTTCGGAGCCCGCGTGCCGTCCAGGGCCGCGTGCCCCGGGCGAACCCGGTCGTCACCTACGGTCGTGTACTCGTATCCCCACAGGATGTCGTCGATCGCCGGGTCCTGGTTCCCGTTCCACTGCCCGGCCGAAAACGCGACGGCCGACTGCGTGCGGTAGATCGTCTCGATGATGCGCGGGCTGGCGGGGTTCAGGCCCAGCGCGTCGAGCTTCGCGCGGATGACGCTTAGGGCGCTGCGGGTCGTCAGCCCCTGCCGCACGGCCTCGGCGCTCGCCTCGCCCATCCCGCCGCGGAGGCTCTGCGCCAGCGTGTCGATCGTCTTGCGGGCCTGCTCGTCGTACTGCGCCGCGAGGTCCCGCACCGCCTGCGGGTTGGCATCCAGTTGCCCCGCGATGCGGTCGATCGTCGTCGCGTACTGGTCGGTCAGTCGGTCGAACCGGATCTCGCGCCCGCGCGCCACGCGCTGGGCCGCGAGCCGCGAGTGCAGGTGCGACGCCACGAGCAGGGACGAGAGCGGCGCCCGCAGCGCGTCGAGGTCCCGGAGGTTGATCTCGCGGCCGGCAAGAAACCCGCGGACGAGTTCGGCGCGGATGCGGCGAGCGGTCCCGGACGCGGCGCGGATGGCCGGGCGAAGGATCGACTCCCGCGCCCGCCAACGGGCCTCGGCCTCGCGCTGGGCTCGGGGGGAGCTACGCATGCGTCAGATGATCCGCGCCTGCAGCACCGCGTTGGTCGTCACGCCCGTGCCCGCGAGCGCCGTCTCGACCGCGAAGATGAACTCGTCGTTCCCGTCGCAGTCCCACATGTGGTCCTCGGGGTCGGGCGTCGTGTACTTCAGCGTCCCGTCCTCCGCGTCGGTCGCGGCGGTCGTCATCGTCACCTGGAAGTTGCCCGCGATGTTCGGCAGAAGCTGCCACGCGTCGGTCGAGTTGGCGCGGCCGAAGAGCTTCACCTTCGGGTCCGTGATTCCCGTGAGCCCGTCGTCGTACCCGAGCCGGGCGCGGATAAAGCTGCCCTGGCCCTTGCGGCGCTTGAACACGTGGCTCGTGCTCTTGGTGCACTGCGACGTCGGGTTCGTGACGGTCGCCGCGTCCTGGGAGACCCCGCCCGCGTCGATCACGTTCTGCCACGGCGCCGCGAGCGTCACGTTCGCGACCGGCTGCGCGTTGACCTCGTTCGCAAGATAGACGTCGGATCCGAGTGCCATGGCTTAACTCCCGGCCGCGGGCGCGGCCTTGTCGTTCGTGGGGGGCGGAGGGGGTGGGGCGCCCGGCGCCTTGGGCGGATCGGGCTTCGGGTCTTCCTTGGGCTTGAACGTCGCGAGCGGGGCGACCATCGCGTCGATCTGCTCGGGCGTCAGCGCCGGGAACGCCGCGGCGATCATCGCGCGGGCGGTTTCGAGCGGGAGCTCTCCGTTCGCGACCGACTGCAGCATGCCCTGCATGGCCGTGACCTGGGCGCCGTTGAACGCCGTGTCCTGCACGACGCCCTGCGCGGCCGCCGCGTCGACCGTCGTTGGATTCGGCACAGCGGGGTTCCCCAACACGGCGTCGGCCGTCGCCGCGTCCTCCGCGCTCTTGGCCGGGTCCGACCCGGGGCCCGGTGGCGTTGCGTCCTCGGCGTCCACAACCTCCTCGGCCTTCGGGATCGCAGCGACGTCCAGGGCGCTATCGACGTCGACCCACGCGCTGAGCAGATCGCTGTTGTTCGGGTTCGTCAGGATCGTCTTGAACAGGTCGCGGAAGAACGCCTTGTCCTCGTCGGTGATCTGGCCGAGCACGATGCGGACCTTGCCCTTGGCGCTAGGCCCGAAGTTGACGGCCAGCAGCTGGTCCACCACCTGCTCGTTTGTCTGCCGGATGATGTCCTCGGCCGTGCTGTAGCCGAACGCCATACCCATGTCGCCGTGCACGCCCGCCTCGGCCTTGGTCCCGAACTGGCCCTCGGTCACCGAGCGCTCGGGCACCAGCCAGCCGCGGAGCTTCATCGCGTCGTAGTGCTTGAGAACCTCGAGCATCTCCGAGCCGTGCCCGACCGCCGCCTCGAGGAACGTGAGCCGCCACGCGAGCAGTTCCTTCAGCGTCTCGCCCCCAACCCCGCCGCCGCGGAGGATGTCCTCTGCCCACGCCTGCAGCTGGTTGGGAATCGTGATCCCGTGCTGCGTCGCGATCGCGGTGATCGCCTGGGCCGCGAGCACCGAGTTGTCGGTCACGGTGCCGTCGGCGCTCTGGCTCGTGCCGACCGGGTAGTGCATGATCGGGACGATGCCAGCGCCCTTGTCGGAGTACGCGGCGATCCGCTTGCACATGTCCATCCAGGGCTTCCAGGCCCAGCGCCGGATGTTCTCGTGCCGCGACCTGCCGTAGGGGTCGCCCGCCTCGGAGTCGTAGGTGATCCACGCGCACTTCTCCGTGCCGAGCTGCACGCCGTTGGCGATGAGCCCGACGAACTCCCCGGTCTCGGGCGTCAGCAGCGGCTCGGTGAAGTCCGGGACCAGTGGCTTGATCTTGCGCAGGACGAAGCTGCCATCGTCGTCGATGTCCCACACCTTCTCGAACGCCTGGAACCCGTAGTCGAGCGCCCGCACCGCGTCGTTGAGGTACTTATCCCGCAGCCGCATCATCACGCCCGACACGAGCTTGACCCACTCGTCGGGCGCGTCGTCGTCGGCCTTGAAGGTCCAGGGCGCGGTGAAGATCGGGGCGAAGGCCGCGGCCCGGGCCAGCGCGATCGTCGGATCCGTCCGCATGGCGCGGTAGGTTTCGAAGGAGCCGGGGAGCATCGGGCCCAGGTAGAGCGTGGTGGGCACGCTCGCGATGCCGACCATGCCGGCGACCATCTGGGTCCGTGTGCGCTCGCCCGCGGGGGGGCGTTGCGCAACTCCGTTCGGGGTCCCGGTGGTCTTCGTCCGTGAAGCCATGGCCGCAGATACTAGCGGGCGGGACTGTCAGCGGACAATCAGTGGCAGTGTCAGTGAAAGCTCACCGGAGTATCAGCGGGACTGTCAGCGGACAATCAGCAAACGACAAAAGAGAAGGGCGACCGCACCCCGTCGCCGCACTCGATCAGCATCCCGAGGACGCGCTTGCCGTCGCTGGACGCGTCGCACTTCACCAGCCATCTCGCCACTTCCAGGCTTCCGACGACCACCCGGGTCGGGGCCTGCCCAAAGTCCGCGAAGTGCTCCTTGGCCCGGCGCAGGACCTCGGCCTCAAGGGCGCGGGTGTTGTTGATGGACGCGAGCTCGACCACGGGGAAAGCGTATCACCGGAACGCCGGCGCCGGCCCAATCCCGACGACCGCTCGCCCGACCTTCCGCCGCTCCTGGTCCCCGCCCGCGGGCTTCAGGAACGCGACGCGATACCGCTCGCAGTCCGAGGCGTGCGAGAGCTTCTGGTTCGTCTTGTCGATCAGCCCGTCGGGGCTCGCCTGCAGCTCCTCGAAGTCCTCGATGAGCCGAAGGCAATCGGGGTGCACGCGGTAGCGGACGCGGTCGTCCATCCCGAGCAGCGCGTCGTTCAGCGCGTCGACCGAGCTTCGAATCGGGGGCTGCTTGCCGGGCACGCGGATGCGGTACGGGATCTTCATCGCGCCCAGCTTGTTCGAGATCATGTCGTAGCACGACTGCGTGGTCATCACGTTTCGCGACCGCCCCGTCGCGTCGCCGAACACGTGCAACTCCGGCCACTTCCAGCCCTGCCGGCGGATCCACTCCTCGAGCAGCGAGAGCGAGCCGACGAGGTCCAGGTTCGGGGCGTGGATCTCGTGCACGGCCGTGAAGACCCCCGCGTTCTCGTGGTGCTGCCCGATCTCGATGTGCATGCCGGGGTTGATGTTGAAGTCGAACGACGCGTGCAGCGGGATCGATGGGTCCAGCCGAACGGTCGGGTCGATGTTGCGGTCGCTGAAGCGGTTGTAGAGACGCCCCGAGCGCGAGCCGCGCGGGGCCTGGTCGTACATCGCGGCGTACCGCTCCTCGCCCCCGGGCTGCGACTCGATCTCCCGCTTGTGGTCGTGCCCGTCGAAGCGGTCGGGGCAGAGCGACTCCCCGGGCAGGCGGCCGAGCGGGTCGTTGTCGCGCGCGATCTCCGGCAGCGACACGATCTCCCACCCGCCCTCCTTGGCGAGCACGCCGCTGATGTCCTTGGGGTGGAACCGCTGGTGGACGATCACGATCGACCCGCGGGGCTCGAGGCGCGAGTACAGGGTGCTGAAGAACCACGCGAGCGTCTTGTCCCGGACCTCGGGCTTCGACGCCTCCTCCATGGACTTGTACGGGTCGTCGAACACCTCGAGGTTGAAGCGCTTCCCCAGGACCGAGCTATCGACGCCGCAGCACCAGACGAGGCCGCCCGCGTCGGTGTTGAAGCGGCCGGCGGCCGTCGAGTCTTCGGAGAGCTTCACGCGGCAGAGCGGGTTGGTCTCGCGCTCGTTGCGGATCTTGCGGCCGAACTCGATCGCGATGTCCGACTGGTAGGACGCGAGGCCGATGTTCGCGGCGGGGAACTGGTCGTGGTACCACATCGGAACCCAGAACGAGACGAGGTCGGACTTCCCGTAGCCGGGGGGCAGGTTCACGATCACGCGGCCGTTGCCGCGCAGGATTGCGGCCGTGATCTTGTCCGCGATGTACACGAGGTGGGGGTAGCGCTTCCAGCGCCCGCGGCTGAGCTTGGCCGCGTACATATCGGGGGTGAAGTCCCATGGGCGAGCGGGCATCGG